GGAGGGGGCGCAGCGGCGCCCTGCGCAGCGGGGCCGGCCCCGGATCGTTCGCCGGGAGCAGGCTCTGCAGCACGGTCGGGGGCGTCGGCTCGCTGATCCAGGGCGTCGGCGGCGCGGCCGGCGGGCCAACGACGAGGGTGGTGAGGCCCTTCAGCCGCGAGGCGAGCAGGGCGAGGGCCGCATGCCACACGGCATACCGGGCCCGGTCCTCGGCGACGCTGTCGATGTCGCGCACCCAGTGCAGCTTGCAGAACGTCCCCTTCCGGTAGACGCCGCCGCTCGCCGGCGTGGTCTTTTGGTCCGAGGTGATGAACCAGGGCTCGCCGTCGGGGCCGGTACCGGCCTCGGTCGAGATGGTGAGCCAGAGCGTCACCTGCCCCCGGGTGCCCATGACGCCCTCGCACTCCACCGGCCCGCCGTGGTCCGGTCGGCCGCCCTTCTTCGCGCAGGTCAGGAGCCAGGGCACCGCCTCGCGGCGGACCAGCACGATGATCCGCTCGACGACGTCGCTGCGCACCTGGGCGATGATCGGATCGACCTTCGCGTCCGGCCCGAGGCCATGGCCGATGTCGTAGGAAGTGAGGTCGAGGGGGTGCTCGCCCTCGCCCGCCTCGGCACGCCGAATCTCCTGGCCGAGCAGCAGCAGTTCGGCCTCGATGATGAGCGCATCCGGACTCGGATCGCCGAGGGCCAGCGGCATGCCGGGCTCGCGGTTCCAGTTGTCGACCTTCGTAAAGAGGCCGCCGGCCCACATCGGGTGGACGGGACCGCCGCCGGACAGGCCGTCGTCGTTCCGCCGCTTCGGCAGCTCGTCGCGGATGCACCAGCGCAGGGCCTCCTCGATCGGAAGGACACGGCGGGTGGGGGTGTTCTGGTGGGTGGTGCTGGACGACTGGCTGGCCGACACGGTCACGATTTGCCTCAACTCCGAGTGCAAAATGATATCTACGCCTCGGATCAAGGGCGTCCGATAACCGTGGCGGCAATGTCAATTGCCTCATTATTGGCAATGGCGAATATAAGTGCGGCGAGTGGGATCTCGGAAACCCCGTTTAGGACCAACCCATGCGACGTTGAAGGTGCCCCGAATTGCGACAGGTACCGAAGGACATTGGCGAGCTTTTCGGTTAATGTTTTTGCCCACAGTGTGTGAGCAGGGGACCAAAGTCAGACAGCTATGGCGCGAAGCGACCTCCTAATTTCCCTGGTTCGCGCCGGCGCCGCTGGCGATCGCGACATGCTGCGAACCACGGCCGAGGCCCTTGCGGCTGACGAGCGTGCGAAAAATCACCATATCGTTGCGGATCGGATTCAGCGCGCTCTCACGGCGGTACCGATAACACCGCCCTCCCTGACGACGAGCTCCACCCAGCTTTCGAGCGCTGGCGGTCGCGAAGCCATTCTCGAAGTCAGGCCGAGTCTTTCTCTCGACGACCTTCTCCTGACCCTACCCGTGCGTGAGAGTGGCCGCCAGCTCATCGAAGAGCATCACCGAGCTGATGTGCTTCGCGCCAGTGGCTTCGAGCCGCGCCACCGCGTCTTATTGTCGGGCCCGCCAGGCAACGGCAAGACGTCATTCGCAGAAGCTATAGCTGAAGGGCTTGGCCTTCCGTTGTTTGTTGTCCGCTATGACGTATTGATTGGCAGCTACCTGGGTGAGACTAATACCCGTCTGCGCAAGCTTTTCGACTATGTTCGTACTTCGCCAAGCGTATTGTTCTTTGACGAATTCGATGCAATTGGTAAAGAGCGCGGCGATAACCATGAAACAGGCGAAATAAAGCGCGTAGTATCATTTTTGCTAATGCAACTTGATCAGTTGCCTAGCTATGTAATCATTGTCGCAGCCACAAATCATGGTGAATTGCTTGATCGAGCTGTCTGGCGACGGTTCCAGATGCGGCTCGCTGTGCCAGCGCCATCGAAAAGCGATCTTGATGTCTTTCTAGACAGGATAATATCCAACTGGCCCGCTCAACCGAGCCTTGCAATATCCAAAATTGCTGCCAAGCTCGGCAAAGTTAGCTACGCCGAAGCGTTGGATTTTTGCCAAAACTGTCGTCGTAGGCAGATTTTAGGTCTTGGGGAGATGTCAGTCGATGACGCTTTGCGTATTGAGCTTGACCTCTGGTCCTCGCGCGTAACGCCTGAAAGTATCCATGCCGAGCGATCCGAGCAAGCCGTTATTGAGGCTGATACCTCAAGCTGATCGACCCCGTCCGATAGGCCCTCCTCGGCCTGTTCCTAGGCCAGATCCGTTTCCGAAGTCTAGGCAAATTGCAATAATAGGCCCTAAGTTTTCTAGGCTTGCGCGAATTCTAAATCGAGGTGGCGACGCACTTACACTACGTGCTGACGCGGCCGGCTTGGCACCAGAACGTCTTCTAGTCTTCGAAGTGCGCGGCAGCGTGAGTGCGTTCGCGGACGCAATCACACGGATCCGTGGACTTGAACTAGTCGATGAAGAGGAGATGCTCCCCGATGGTGACGACAAAAAGCCCGTGGCGTACTTGCTTGTCCCGGACATCGCAGCGCTGCGCGACATCGAATCTCTGTGGCGGCGCTGGCAGGCCGGCTCGTTGGAGTGGGGCGAAGGGCCTTGGGCGAATGTATTCGCGTTGCTGCGCGACCTACGCCCTTGGGGGCCCGCTGACCGGGTGCATCCGGGCGATGCTGCAATTCTTGCCGAAGAAGCTGAAAGCTGTGCAGACGACGAACTCATTAGACTTGAAATCGAGTTGGTCTTTCGCGCGGAAAGAGAAGCAGCAAATTCGGCAGAGAACAGTGTACGGGCATCAATTGCCGGCTTAGGTGGGCAGGTCGTTTCCCGCTCACGCATTGTTGACATATCCTACCACGCTCTGCTGGTCGACGTTCCAGCAGTATCGGTTCGTGATATTGTTGCTCGATCATCGGAGGGCATTGCTGGAATTGAGTCGGTTATGCACATTCGTGCACAAAGTGAGGCAACCACTATTGAAATAGCTGATACGATTGAAGTAGGTGCAACCTCAAACCAATCTCAGTCCCTCGGCGAGCCAATTCTCGCACTGCTGGATGGAGTTCCAGTAGCAGCCCATCGCCTTCTCGCCGCTCATGTCGACCTCGATGACCCGTTCGATCTTGTGCCCAACGCGCTCGTTTCGTCTCGTTTTCACGGAACCGCAATGGCCTCACTAATTGTTCATGGCGATCGTAACCTCAGTGGATCCTCCCTACCGAGACAGATTCATGTAGTTCCTGTAATGGGCGATGGAGATAATTTTCCGACAGATCGTCTTGTAGTTGACCTAATTTACTTGGCGGTGACTCGACTGCGTCAGGAGCGGCCGGGCATTCTCATAGTAAATATGTCTCTTGGCAATAGGAGGCGTCCTTTCCATGGACAGATGTCCCCATGGGCCCGGCTAATTGATCGACTAGCCTACCGGTTTGGATTATTGTTCATTGTCTCCGCTGGCAACCAACATAACTCATTTGGCATTGAGGCGTTCTCAACTAGGACTGCTTATGAAGGTGCCACTGGTTTAGGCCGTGCCACCGGAATGATTACTGCACTGCACGCCGTGATGGCGGACAGGCGGCTGATTGCACCCGCCGAGACAGTCAACGGCGTGACTGTGGGTGCTTGCAACACGGATGCGGTCACCTCGACCGATCGCGCGCTGGCTCGCTCATTTATCGACCCTTACCCCAGCCATGCCGCCGCGAACCCTTCCAGCTCACTCGGGCCCGGATTCTCACGTTCTGTGAAGCCGGACATTCTCATGCCGGGCGCGCGCGAGCATATGCAGGTGCTGCGGAATCATACGCATATTGAGGTGACACCAACCAGGGCTTCTCGAGGTGCTGGTCTTAAAGTCGCAGCACCTCCAAGTAGCGGACGCGAAAATCTAGACGGATGGACAAATGGTACGAGTTCAGCCGCTGCTCTTGCTTCGCGTACGTGTCATCGTATCCATGATGCCCTTGAAGCCGCGTATGGGGATACCTTCCTGAGGCTGCCACTAAGCGAACGCGCAGTTTTGCTGAAGGCCCTTTTGGTCCATCCCGCACGGTGGCCCGAAGACATTGCGAATTTGATCCGAAACACCGTCGGTCCGGCTGGACGAGGACAGGCTTCAAAGCAGAAGGACAATATTCGTCGGTTTCTAGGATTCGGGTACGTAGATGCTGATGATGCCGTAGCCTGCGCGGCAGATCGAGCGACATTTTTCGCAACAGGTAGCCTGTTGCCGGACAGGACGGTATCAATCAATGTTCCTGTACCAATCGCTATTAGTGGTAAATCTCGGCCGCACATGCTTTCGGCAACGCTAGCTTGGTTCACGCCAGTGTCCCCCGGCCGGAATACTTATCGTAGTTGTAGGCTGAGGCTGATTGATCCTGTGGAGCTCAGCGCCCTAGCTGTCAGTGCTCATCGTTTGCAACCCGATCAAAATCAGACCAATCGTGGCACTATTTATACTCGATGCTGGAAGGGAGAAGCTGCGCCGGTTGTAAGTGCCAATATGACCATCCCTATAGTCGTTCAGCGCGACCCTGATCAGGGTATAGCCGTCGATGAGGCTGTTACTTTTGGAATTGCTGTAACATTGGCAATGCCGGGAGAAGTCGCGCTGTATGACGAGGTAAGAACCCGTCTGAGGCCGCGTGGTAGAGTTAGGCCAAGCCCTTGATGTCTGATCAAAGCAGATAACTGGATTTTGGTTGGGCCAGTTAGCTTTTATTGGCTGCCACAGCTCTATCCAAGCCGATCGAGATAAGCGCCATTGCCATTTCAACCCCGCGCAGAGCTTGCCGCCGGTCCCAGCCCGCGTTCCGGCAAGCTTCTCGGAAGCTTGGTTCGCGTCCGACCTGTGAATTGAGCCAAGCTTTTAGCTGAGCTTTCATACGCCAGTCGTGAACGTAGGTCTCAGGCCAGCGCTGCACTCGCACGTCGCCCGGCTTCGGGCCGGCCTGCGCATCGGCCTCGCTTGATCCTGCCCACGCCGCAATGAGCCATAGGCGGACGCGCTCGGGCGGGTATGGATTTGGCGGGTCAGGACCTTCGGGTCGAATGGGCCGCAACGTGTTCTCAGATAGCACGAGCAGGATCGCCTCTGAAGGTCCAGATGGGGATGCTCTCGTCGGGGTTCGTCATGCCCCGGCTCACAAGGCCGTTCGCGAGCCGGATCACGCCCGGCTCCATTCTTGCGATCGGTACCCATGTCACCATGACGAGGACACCGCAGGAATCGACCCGCAGGGCGGCAGCATGGCGGTGGACACCGAACAGCGCCCGGCTGCCGAAGCCGAGGTACACAGCCTCGATGCCCCGCTCGTCGAGGAACGACAGCATCCCCGCGTGCACGCCGGGCCAACCCTGCCAGATCACGCCGGGGCAGGGCGGCGTGTCTGGCGGTAGGGAGAGGACGCCAGCGCGCCATACGGCCACGGTGCGTTCCGGGTCGGCTCGGTCCGCCGCCGCGGCACTCACGGTGCTCCTCCCCGGCGATCGAGGTTCGCGGTCAGGCGACCCAGCTCACCGAGCTGGCCCGGCGGGATGCGAAACCCCATGAGTACCGCGTCGGGCGGTACCGGCTCCAGCACGTCGCGGTGGGGCGCCGGCGGGTTGGGCCGGGGCCGGTCCGGGTCGTGCTCGTCCATCAGGCGGGCGCCGGCGACGAACGCCGCCATGGCATCGGCCACCTTCTGCTTCTCCGCTTCGGTCGGCGGCTCGGGAAGCTCGGTGGCCGCGAGCACGCGGCGGATCTTGAGCTGCTTGAGGCGCGTCTCCCTCATGCCCGCGCGCACCTCGGCGACGAACTCGCCGGGGTTCGGCCGGAAGGTCCCGTCCCAGTCGAGAATCGTGGTGCGCGTCCGGAAGCGTTGGGCGGCCGCCTCGACGAGCCACACCGGATAGTACGGGCTATCGGCCCGGTCGGGCGGCACCCGCAGCGCGTCCAGGAACTCGCCGTTGAGCAGCGCCGTGTTCGCCGCGCTCTGCCCCCGGCCCTTGTCGAAGCCGAGGAGCAGCCGGGACACCACGACCTCGAGGACGTCGCGGGTCGTGACCTCCCTGCCCTCTCGGTCCTTCCACGTCTCGAATCGCGGCTCAAGATCGGCCGCCAGCCGCTCGCCCACGGCGGAGAGCTGCCGCCGCTCCAGCGTCGAAGGCGCCATGTCGCGCGAGACCGAGAAGCTGTTCGGACGGCCGGGCGTCTCCACCAGCCGACCATGCAACACCTCGATTTTCGCCTCGGCCTCCCTCAGGCTCACCCTGGTCGACGAGGAGGTATTCGCCGTCGGTGTCATGTCGTGCCGCATCGGGATCTCCCTGAAGCTTGGTGCTGAGTTCGATCAGGCGGGCGGCCTGACCGGTGGGGGCCTGTTCGAAGGCTGGCCGTCGCGGGGCCAGGGTGCCGGCGAGCTGATCCTTGCGGAGCCGGAGCTGCGCCTGGATCCACATCGTCGGGTCGACGACCTGCCGTCGGTCGGCCTCGTCGATGAGAGCGGCCACCACCGTGAGTTCGTCGTTGGTCTGGCCGAGCCAGCAGCCGATGGCAGCCCGGGCGGAGGGATCGCTCCGGCCGGTGATGGCGCACAGCGCCCGAACCGCCCGATCCACCTCACGGCGACGGGCAGCCCGTGCCTCGGCCTGTTCGTCGCGTTGCTCCACCGCTAGGCTCGGCCCCGCCGCGAGGTGAGCATCTCCCGACTGGTTCGCCTGACGGTTCCCCTGATGGTTCTCTGACGGTTCAAACGTAGTGAGCCCGGCACCTCGTGCCGCTTGATCGGCGTGAGGTGCCGGTTGCTTGGAACGAGGTGCCGGTTGGTCGGAACCAGGTGCCGGTTGTTCAGGCGGCACGTCCTGCCGGTTGCTGGCCCTGGCCATGTCGAGGGTGAGGACGTCGCTTTGGCGGGACCCATCGCGGCGGCGGCGCTCCTCGCGGACCAGCAGCCCCAAGGCTTCCAGTCCGGCGACAGCATTCCGGACCGCGCGGAGAGAGAACTCCGTGTCGAGGGCGAGCTGCTCCTGGGAGGGCCAGGCCCGTCCGGTGGCGTCCGCATAGTCGGCGATCGCCACGAGGACCGCCTTCAGCGTTGGCGAGCCCGTCCGGACGGTTTTGGTCCAGGCGTGTGCTTGAACTGACATGGCGCCTACTCCCCAGCGCCGAAGAGAGGGGTTGGCGATTGCACCCCGAATCGGAATGCATCGTCAGGGCGGGTCAGCCCTTTGCGACAGCCAGGCGGTATCCACCTGAACACCGGCTCCGGACCGCAGGGCGCGACGCGCCAGACGATCCAGGCGTAGCTCGTTGCCGTGCTGGCGTTTGGGTCCCAGCGGCCCTTGGTCATCGGCACCCGTTCGCAGAACTGAGCGACGATGGAGGGCGGCCGGTCCCTGAACAGGCGCTCATAGCGGCCTGTGCCTTCCAGCCAGACTGAGCGGACCAGCATGGCCACGCCCACGTTCGCGCGCTCGAGCGCACGCAGGACGACGGCCTCGGCGATCTTGAAGGGTGGGTTGGTGATGATCCAGTCGGCGGACCGGCTCTCGTCGGCGAGGAAATCCGAAACCTCGAACCCCTTGCCGTAATCGAATACGTCCGTGCCCGCGACCTGCCAGAAGTATTCGAGCAGCGGCCCGACCATGTGCCCCTCGCCGCAGTACGGATCCCACGCCGTCGAGGAGAGGAACTCGTCGGTGGTGAGGCCAAGGACGTGAGACAGCAGCGCGCGCGTCGCCCAGGGCGGCGTCGGGAAGAAGTCGAGGCTGTCCGGGGGCTCACGCCGGCTCGCCATCACAGAGGTGTGCCCAGCGGGGATCATGCGGATGTCCCCGCGGTCTCGTCGACGCGCGCGAAGACCATCCACACCGCGTCGGGCCGGTCGGTCCGGAGGCTGGTGAGGTGCCGGACGTACCGCTTGCCGTCGTCGGCGATGATCCCGATCTGCTTCGCCGCATCAATCAGCGGCTTGGCGTAGGCGTCCGTGTCGCCCTTGGCCGCCATCAGGTGGATGGTGACGTCGGCGCAGCCGACGATCCGGCCGGGGGACTGGAGCGCGCCCAGGCGCACGGCATCAGCGCGCCACCGGCGATACCGGTGCGTCTTCAGCCGGCCGACGCCGGGCTTGTTAAAGTAAAGGTTGTTCACCCCCGGAGGCATCGGCAGTTCGAGCTCGATGGTCTCGGCCACGTGCCGGTCGGCCCATTCGGGACGGAGTTCGCATTTTGGCGTGCGTGAGCGTGGTGCGGACAGCGCAGGGCGGCGCGCAGCCTCGTCCCGCCTTAGGCGAGCGAGGACGCCGGCCGGGCCCAAGGCGCGGAAGTCGGCAGCGGTGATGAGCGGAACGGCCGGCCTCATGCGGCACTCCAGGTTTGTGAGGTGTCGGGGCCGAGCAGTCCGTCACAGGCGGGGCGGATGAATTGCTCGCGGATCGCGCGCTCGGCCACGTGAGCCAAGACCACCTTGTTCGAGGGCTGCAGGGTGTAGACCTTGCCCGCTCCGCTCATCACGCTGACGATGAGGGTTTCGCCGGCTGCGAGCGCCGCCAGGAGCGCCAGGGTGGCGCGCGTCGTCCCGACCGGTGGAACCCGGACTACGACTGCCTCCTCCTGGCGGGCACAGTACCCCTCGGGAATCGCAGCGGCGATGTTGCCGGCAGCGTTCCACTCCGCGTCGCTGACGGACCATGCCCGACGACGGTTGTCCGCCGCGATCCGGAGCTGCACCTCCGAAAGCCAATGTTCAATCCGTCGAGCGGCATGGGCCCCAGGGACGATGTACGTCCACAGCTCCTCTGCCGGACGGCAGTTCGGGAAGGTCACGCGGAGGGAGCGAAGGATCCACCAGCGCCAAGGGAGCGCGACCTTCAGCCCACCGAATCCTTTCGTGATCATAATCTCGCCAGGCCGGTCCATGGCGCCTACACCATGCCCAGCGCTTGCATGTACAGTTCGAGGATCGCTTCCTCTTCCTGCCGCTCGGCGTGGTCCTTCTTGCGCAGGGAAATAATCTTGCGCAGGGCCTTCACGTCGAAGCCGGTGCCCTTCGCCTCCGAGTAAACATCCTTGATGTCGGAGGCTATGCCGGCTTTCTCTTCTTCGAGGCGCTCAATGCGCTCAATGAAAGATTTAAGTTGATCGGCGGCAACGGAAGAGGCATCCACGGCTGGACTTGCCGCGGCATTCGCGCTATTCATTTGTTAACTCCAACAGTGACTTAGACATCACCGCTCGGCCCCCGATCGCCAAACCCGGGGTCGAGCGGTTTTCGTTTGGACTAGGGGGACGGGGCGCTGATCCGGGGCTCGCCGCGGGAGCGCAGATCCTGACGTCCGACGGCGTCTTCACCGTCAGGCCGGCGGTGGACGAGGCGGAGCGCGACGCCCTGCGTCGCCTCGGCGTCCTGGCACTCGAGCGCGACCACCGCCGCGCCCAGCCGCAGGTTCGACATCGCGACCGACAGGCCCATCAGGGCGGCGCGATTCAAGCGAAGCCGTTCCCGAGCAATGCTGTTCTCCAGACCGGCGCGCCGTAGGGCGGCGTTCTCGATCATGATCGCTTCTGCCACGGCCTCGATCTGCGCCTCGTGCGGCACGCCGTAGGGGTTGCCCGGGCGGAGAAGCTCGACCGGGGCGAAGCCGGGGGCGCGGTCGTCGTGGGTCTCTAGGGCCTGGTGCATGCTCGGCTCCCTCGGGTTCCTGCCGCTGAGGTCAGTCGCGGGCTTCGGCGGCGGCGCGTCCGCCGGTGCGGGCCCACAGGCGCGGATCCCATTCGGGCGGGCGCTCGACACAGGCCGGCGCCGGTGGGTCGACACAGTCGGCGATGAGGGAGCAGGCCATCGCAACGCGCTGGCCCGCCCAGGCGAAGCCGCTGCCGATGCCGCGGATCATCCAGCCCACGAGGTTTCGGGCGAGGAAGAGGAGGCCACCGGTACGCATCACTTGCCTCCGTCGATCAGGGACTGCAGCTCGGCGATCTGGGCTCTCAGCCGCTCCCGCTGCTGCTCGCGGGCGGCTCCGACGGCCCAGGCCGGGGGCTTCTTCATCACCGCGCACAGGAGCTCGGCTCCGGGCGAGACGCCTGAGGCGTCGTTCCACTGGTCGGGGTTCTACATCGCCAGCAAGACGGCTCACGCTGCGCGTTGGAAGGCGCTGCGCGCAGCCGGCGTGCCGATCATCTCGACCTGGATCGACGAGGCCGGCGTGGGCGAGAGTTCCGACCTGAGCGCCCTCTGGCGCCGTTGCATCGGTGAGGCCTCGGGCGCCACGTGCCTCGTCGTCTATCGCGAGGCCGGCGAGGTCCTGAAGGGTGCGTTCGTCGAGATCGGCGCGGCGCTCGCCGCCGGGCGCACGGTTTACGCGGTGGGCCTGGACGATCTCACCGTCGCGCATCACGCGGGGATCGTGCTGTGTGCCTCCCTGGACGAGGCGATCCTCGCCGCATCCCTTGAAGTCTCGCAGGCGCCGAAGTCTCGGCCCGCTTGCCCTGCGCCGGCCCGCCTGCCCACGATTATCGAGGCGCCCTGCGCCATGGCGTCGGATGGGTACGATTGGCACCTGACGTGTCAGTGGCCAGACGGCTCGGAGACCATCGAACGCGTGACGGACAACGGCGCCCGCGTGCTGGGGCTCGACGTCGAGCGCCTCGTTGCCGGGGAAGCTGAGTAATGGGCACAGGACTGACCGAGGCGCAGGCGGCCTTGCCTGCCCTCTCCATCATGCAGCCTTGGGCATGGCTGATCGTCAACGGCCACAAGGACATCGAGAACCGCGACTGGCCCACCCGCTTCCGTGGCCCGGTGTTGATCCACGCCGGCAAGCGGATCGACGAGGACGCTGCGCTCTCTCTGCGCCGAGGCTACCACCCCTGCCATGGTGGCCGTGGTCGTCTGCACCTCGAACTTCCAGAGGCATGGGAAACCGGCGGTATCGTAGGCGAGGCCGAGATTTACGACTGCGTTACGGCCTCGGAGAACTCGTGGTTCATGGGCCGGTTCGGCTTTCTAATCCGCAGCCAAGCGCCGGTGCCGCTAGTGCCGTGTAAGGGCGCGCTCGGGTTCTTCCGGCCGAACTACAACGAGCCGCCCGCCGAGCCGCGGGTCAAGGTCGCGAAGCCGCCACGCCCCGCGAAGGTCATCCAGACCAAGCCTGCGCCGCTGGTGGAGGATGACCTGTTCAGTACCCCCGCCAGCCGCGCCGCCCTTTCTGAGCGCGGAGGGCCGGGTGCCGGGTGATCGCATCCCCTGCTGCGTCCCGTTCTGCCGGCGCACCCGGCGGAACGACATCTGCTTCGAGGAATGGATCTGCGGCGATCACTGGCGCGCCGTGCCAGCCCCAATGCGACGGGTGTACAGCCGAGCCCTTCGCCGGTACCGGCGCGGGGTCGGCTGCTACGGCGCACGTGGAAGCCGGTTGTGGCGGCGCCTCCGCCGGGCGGCCGTGGAGGCGGCCGCCGGCCTGTAGGCCCCGCCAAACGCCGATCCGCGTCGGTAGTTCCTCCACACCGGAGTCCGCCTGGTCGCTTGCAACCGGCTCGCGCAGGACTCGACTCTCGTTACCGAATCATTGCACGTGGTGAAGCTTCGCGTTTATAGCGTCAATCGACGTTAAAAACGGAAGCGAGGGTTCGGAACGTGGACGCGCAAACCATGCTGCAACGACCGATCCACGTGGGCGGGGCGACAAGCGGCGAAGTCATCGACGAGTACGCCTCGATCCTGCGCGAGAAGCTTCGGACGCTGTCCGAGGCCCTGTTCAGTCCCGATTCCGTGAAGACGCTCCGCCGGTTCACCTCCGGGGAGGCGGCCAAGATCATTGGCGTGACCGACAACCGCCTGCGCCAGCTCTCGCTCGCCGGCGACGGTCCCCTCCCAGAGGTCTCGCCCACCGGCCGCCGGTCGTACACCCTCGCCGACATACACGGCCTGCGCGCGCACATGACTGAGATCTCTCGGACCGGGCGCGCCTACAAGCCCTGGCGCGCCGAGGGGGAGCACCTCCAGGTCGTCTCCGTGGTGAACTTTAAGGGCGGCTCCGGCAAGACGACCACGGCCGCCCACCTGGCGCAATCCCTGGTGCTGCGCGGCTACCGGGTTCTGGCCATCGACCTCGACCCCCAGGCCAGTCTCTCGGTTCTGCACGGCGTGCAGCCAGAGATCGAGGTGGGGCCCAACGAGACGCTCTATGGCGCCCTGCGGTACGGGCCCGAGCGGCGGCCGATCGCTGAGATCATCCGGCCCACCTACTTCACCGGCCTCGACCTGATCCCGGCCAACCTCGAGCTGATGGAGTTCGAGCACGAGACGCCGAAGGCGCTCAACCGCCGGGACGACCGAGACCAGCTCTTCTTCGAGCGCCTGAGCCACGCGCTCCAGACCGTCGAGGACCGCTACGATGTCGTCGTAATCGACTGCCCGCCGCAGCTCGGCTTTCTGACCCTGGCCGCCCTCTACGCCGCCACGTCGCTGCTCATCACCGTCCACCCGCAGATGCTCGACATCGCCTCGATGTCCCAGTTCCTGACGATGACGGGCGACCTCCTTTCGGTGGTGCGCGAGGCCGGCGGCGAGATCCAGTTCGATGCGGTTCGCTTCCTCGTCACCCGTTACGAGCCGCAGGACACGCCGCAGACCCGCGTCGTCACCCTCCTCCGCCACCTGTTCGGCGAGGCGGTGCTCAACGCCACGATGCTGAAGTCCTCGGCGGTGTCGGATGCCGGATTGTCGAAGCAGACGCTCTACGAGATCGGCCGTGAGACCATGACCCGCTCGACCTACGATCGCGCGGTCGAATCGCTGGAGGCAGTCAACGGCGAGATCGAGGGCATGATCCGGCACGCGTGGGGCCGGGCATGAGCCGCAAGACCTCCCTCGACGCGCTGTTCGGCGGTAAGGCGCCGGAGCGATTGTCAGCTGACAATCCGCCCGCGCCGCCCCCGCCGGAGTTGTCAGCTGACAATCCGCCGGTCCCTCCCCCGGCCCTCGGCCCCCTGCGGGCGCGCCGCGGGGCCGGGCGTGCGATGGGCGCGACACTCGACGACCTGAAGGCCCGGGCTCGCTCAGCCGAGAACGTCGAGACCGGCTCCGTCGTCGCCGAGCTGGATACCGCGCAAATCGACGGCTCGTTCGTGGCGGACCGCGTGTCCGACGCGACGGACCCTGCCATGGCCGGCCTCGTCGAGAGCATGCGCAGCGGGCAGCAAGTCCCGATCCTGGTGCGGCCGCATCCGGAGGCGCCGGGCCGGTACCAGATCGCCTATGGGCATCGCCGCGTACGAGCTGCGGCGGAGCTTGGCACCAAGGTCCGCGCGGTCATCCGGCCGCTCACGGACGACGAGCTGGTCGTGGCCCAGGGCAAGGAGAACCTGGACCGACGCGACCTCAGCTACATCGAGCGGGCCTTCTTCGCCCTGCGCCTGGAGATGCGGTCTTTCCCCCGCGAGGTGATCTGCGCCGCCATGGCGACCGATCTGCCCAACGTGTCTCGGTTCATCACCGTGGCCCGGACTATCCCCGAGGACATCGTCGCGGCCATCGGGCCGGCGCCGAAGGCGGGGCGGCCGCGCTGGATGGATCTGGCCGAGCGCGTCCAGTCCAAGGGCCGGGCGGCGATCGACCGGCTGATGGGCGACGAGGCGTTTCAGGCCATGTCCACGGACGAGCGCTTCGCTGCCGTCCTGGCGGCGGTCAGCGCCAAGCCGACGGCGAAGCGCAAGGCGAAGCCGAAGAACTGGCTCGACGGGGAAGGGCGGGCTGTTGCGCGCATCGAGCGCGACGACAACCGCTTCGTTCTGACGATCGATGAGGAATTAGAACCAGAGCTCGGGGATCACCTCATGAGCCGGTTCGCAGAGATCCTTGCCGAGCATCGCGCTCGCAAGGCGTAACCCCGCCCGCAACCCCGAATAGAGGACGACGCACCGCAAAAGAAAAAGGCCCCCAAGACGTTTCCGTCCCGGAAGCCTTCTCCGTCTTCAGCAAACAGAGAATCCCACTTCCGACAGCTCCCGTCAAGAGTCAGGACGCCGTTTTGGCGAACGCCTTCGGCTTGCCCGGTGCCCGACACCGACGATGAACCTGCACATCACGACGCCCTTCGGGCGGCGTTCGCTGACGGCTGCGCAGATCGATGCGCAGGCGAACGCGGCCGCATGCCCGCGCGACGCCACGGTCAACAAATGGGCCGTCTTCCGACACATCGCCCAGGCGAAGGACTGGCTCGGCGTATCCGACCGCTCGCTCTCCGTGCTCAACGCGCTCCTCAGCTTCCACCCCGAGACGGCCCTGATGCCGGGAGAGGGCGCTGGCCTCGTCGTCTTCCCCTCGAACACGCAGCTCGCTTTGCGCGCGCATGGAATGGCAGGGCCGACCCTGCGTCGGCACCTTGCCGCGCTGGTCGAGGCCGGGCTGATCATCCGGCGGGATAGCCCGAACGGCAAACGCTACGCCCGGAAAGGGCAGGGCGGGGTGGTCGCGCAGGCCTTCGGCTTCGACCTCACTCCGATCGTGGCGCGCGCAGCCGAGTTCGAGGCCCAGGCCGAGCGGATCCAGGCTGAGCGACGCACGCTGCACCTCGCCCGCGAGGCTGTGACGATCCTGCGCCGTGACGCGGCGAAACTCATCCTCGCCGGGATCGAGTCCGGGATCACGGCAGATTGGACCGGCTATCGCGCCCGCTACGAGGCAATCCTAGGAGGGCTTACGCGCGCGCCGCGCCTCTTGGAGCTGGAGAGCATCCGCACCGCCCTGACGGCCCTGGTGGCCGATGTGAGCAAGTCCCTGACAGTTCGGCACGAAACACGAGAATCGAACGCCAGTGCTGATCGTAGTGAGCAGCACAATCAGAGTTCAAAACCAGAGCCCTTAGATTCTGGAATGGCTATCGGGGATAGAGAAGAAGCCGGGGGCAGGGCACGTCCGGAAGAGGGGAGCGGGACGGCGACGACCTACCCACTCGGGATGGTGCTGAACGCCTGCCCCGACATCGTCGACTACAGCCGCGGCGGCATTCGGTCGTGGCGAGACCTCGCCGACGTGGCGGACCTGGTGCGGGGGATGATGGGGATCAGCCCGAGCGCCTGGCGCGACGCCCAGGACGTGATGGGTCCCGACGCGGCCTCGGTGACAATGGCGGCCATCCTGCAGCGGGCCGAGCACATCAAGAGCCCTGGGGGCTACCTACGCACGCTGGTGGAGCGGAAGAGGGCAGGGCGGTACAGTCTGGGGCCGGTGCTACTAGCCCTCACCCGAGCGCGCGGCGCTGCAGGAAGCACATCACCTTAGGCCGAGGAGGGGGGACCAATGGAGTCTTGGGAGATACGGTCTGCATACCGCTTCAGCACCATTGCTGCGGTGGCTGGAGGTGCTCTCGGCGCCTGGCAAGGGTATGTGCAAGGAGGCCTAGGCGGCGCGCTCCTCGTTGGGGCCATAGCTTCGATAGGTGCTTGCGTCCTGGTCGCGACTGTCGTCGTTTTCTTGACGAGATATCTGCTGCACATCGTCGTAGCGATGGTGCTGCTGGTTTTCGCGGCGCTGGTATTCTGGCTGTGGGGGTTGAGGGCCTGACCGTTCAGCTGGACCGCCAACCTGGGTTTCGCGAGGTCGAGCTCTATCTAGCCGACATGGCCAACGCATCTCAGACCACCGGCGAGCTGTTCAAAGCGAAAGCCGTGACCGACGCGGACATTGGCGCTGCGGTGGACGCCTTCATGGCCGACCCGAGCACGTCGGCGTTCCTGTTCGGCGAGGGCTACCGGATCGACTTGGGCGAGGCCGTGCGCGCGCACGAATGGGCCTCCGTCACAACGGCCAACGAGGATGCGACGGACCACCTGAAGCGCGCCGCCGTGCGTACCGCGATCCTGCTCGCCCGGCCGGAGAAGGTGTGATCCCGAATCGGGAGATGGCCGGCGCCCGCACCTTGATCCTACGCTAACCCGCCGGCCGCATCCTGCGGTTGAGCCAAGTTGCGTACCGGCTCAAGCGTGAGATGGGCGTCCCACCCCGCCGGCCCGTGATCAGATCGGGCGGCGGGGTCGTTACCCGGGCCCCTCAGGCGCGCGCTGTGGGCAGCTCCGCCACCTGCGTCGTGTAGCGGGGCGAGCGCATCTCGAACTTCGTCGACCACGTCCGCTTCTCGGTGAGCCCGGCGCGCGCAGGCACAACCGCCCCCCGCCCGAACCGGCTGTTGCATTCGTCCATCGCCGCCATGAGCGGGCCGCTGCGCTCGCGGTCGAGCCGGCCGATCAGCGCGCGGGGCGAGGCCATCAGGGGCATCAGGTCGGTGGTGATGACGCCGGCCTTGCTGTAGCGCCACGGCCGGTCGCCCGGCGCCTCGCGCCAAGTCCGGACGACGCCGAGCTGCGCGGCCTGGATCAGCACCAGGGAGTCGTTCGTCGCCTCGGGCAGCGTCACGGTGGTGGAGACCGACCGCATCGGGTCGCCGCGGTCGTGGGTCGAGGTGTGGTAGAAGACCGTGAGCTGGTCGGTGCCCAGCCCCTCGCGCCGGAGCTTCTCGCCCAGGCGCGTCGCGTGCGCCGCCACGGCCTGTTCGACCGTTCCGCGATCCTCGACCCGGCGGGAGAACGACCGGGTCACCGCGCAGCCCTTGCGCTGGGCCGGCACCAGCTCGAGTGGCAGGCACGACAGGCCGCGCAGCTCGTGGATGATGCGCTCGCCCACCACGGTCATCGCCTTGCGCACCGGGCGCGGGTCGAGGTCGCGCAGGTCCGCCACAGTGTCGACGCCCATGGCCTCGATCTTCGCAGCCGACGCGCGCCCGATGCCCCAGACCTCGGCCGCCGCGATCCGGCAGAGCCAGTGGTCGTAGGCCACCGGGTCGGTCAGGTCGCACACGCCGTCGAGGTCGGGCTGCGTCTTGGCGATGTGGTTGGCGAGCTTCGCCAGGGTCTTCGTCGCACCGATGCCGACGCAGGTCGGGATGCCGGTCCAGGCCCGCACCGTCGCCCGCAGATCGCGGGCGAGCTCGATGCGCAGGTCCGGGTGCACGTCCGACAGGTCGAGGAACGATTCGTCGATCGAGTAGATCTCCACCCGCGGGGAGAAGTCGCGATAGACCGCGTTCGTACGCGAGCTCATGTCGCCGTAGAGGGTGTAGTTAGACGAGAACACCCGCACCCCATCGCGCCTGCACTGCTCGCGGATCTTGAAATACGGATCGCCCATTTTGATCCCGAGGGCCTTGGCCTCGGCCGTGCGGGCGATGGCGCAGCCATCGTTATTGGACAGCACGATCACCGGCACCCGGGCGAGCTTGGGGTCGAACACGCGCTCGCACGAGCAGTAGAAGCTGTTACCGTCGATCAGCGCAATCGCGCGGCTCATCGGACCATGCCACCGCGGGCGATGTGCCAGCGGATCGAGAAGCGGACCACGCCCCAGATCTCGCCCTCGGCCGCGTCCTGAACGGCGAAGGCCGGCAGGTCAGGGTTCTCGAAGGCCAGGCGCGCGACGTTGCCTTCAACACGCAGGCGCTTGATCGACATCTCGCCGTCGATCGCGGCCACCACCACGCTGCCATTGGCGGCCTTGAGGCTGCGATCGACCACCGCCAGATCTCGGTCAAAGATGCCGGCGGCCTGCATCGAGTTGCCGGTGATGTTCCATGCGAAGGTCGCGGGCGGGTTGGGCGCGAGCCACCGCGGCAGCTCCAGGGCACCCTCGAGGAAGTCGTCTGCCGGCGACGGGAATCCGGCGCACAGCGCCTGCCCCATGATCGGGATCCGGACGAGGTTGTCCCCATCCCTCACAAGCTCCGCGACCCGAAAAAGGCCCACCCGACGATCCTCCTGTGATAGAACAGAAAGAGAACAAGCGCGCGTTCGGTTCCACGGTCAAGCTCGTGGATGCCGCTTGTGGATAGCGGGGACGGCGTCATCCGGCGCCTTAGGATGGAGAGCGGTCACATGGCGATGAAAACGACGTTCCTGGTCCAGACCTTCACCATAAAGCGCAAGCGCCTGATCCCGGGCGATCGCGAGACCGCACCGACCGAGCACGGCGCGCTGAAGAAGGCCGAGGCCATGGCCGGCCGGATGCCCGGCACGGCCGCGATCAAGGTCGTGGCGGACGACGAGACGGGCGAACTGGAGGCGGCGACCATCCTCGGGCAGTTCGGCGAGATCCCGGAGGATTTCGTCGAAAGCCTGCAGGGCGGCTGACGCACGCTGCTGGGTGGCCGATTAGCGTTGCTCGCCCAGCACTGAGGGGAGCCTTCCACAGGCAAAGACCCCCATCCGATTGTTCTTGATGGAACGTTTAGCTCGTTTCAGGCTGACTGATCGTCCCAGAACGAGAAAACCCACCGCCGATTCGCATCGGCGACGGGTCTCTTGGAAAGGGGTCGGCCAGGAAGCCGGACCACCCTGTGCAAGCGGATCTAAGCTCTGATCCGTTGGATGTGTCCAGACCCGGGCCGATTTTGCGCACAGGGTTTGGAGGAAGCGGTGCCGGCAATCAAGCTTGGGCCTGGAGCAAGCGTTACGCTTCAGAACGTTGGTTTTTCAGGATTCGACGTCGGCGTAGAAGGTGATGTGGGTTCGGTCGTCCGCGCCGATGGGGTGATTTTCGATGATGTCAGGCAGCCTTGGAACATGCCTGATGCCGGCCCTAGTGAAATTCGCCGTACTCGTGTGCAAAACGACCCGAAGCTGCGCAAGGGGAAGCACGGGTCCTTTAGCGGTTGGAGAAAACCACGCGGAGCAGCACTTCCTGTATTTTGCCCTAGCTGTAAAACCATCTTTCCGTCACAAAATTACGTCTTGGGCGGTCAGTATTGGCAATCTTGGGGAAACAAGGAGCAATGCATAGAGTGCGGCTATGCCGAAGCTGAAGTAGCAGAAGGTATATTCGATCTCACCAAAGAGATCGTTAGAATTCTCAGCGCCCCTGACTTTACGCATCTGATGCTGAGACAGGTTGCGCAAATCGCGGAAGACATTGCCAAATCGCAAATTACGCCAGAGGAAGGTGTTAAGCGTTTTGAGAACGTAAGTCCTAGTCTTGGTAAAATTGTAAGACGGGCACTGCAAATCGGCGTATCTGCCATAATGTTGGTATCCGCTGCGGCTGGCATCGCCAGCATGTATCTTGCGAAAGAACAGACCCAACTTGCTCGCGAACAGACCCAGATCGCTCGGGACGGTTTGGCTCTGCAAAAGGAAGCAAATGCTTCCTCAGATGCGGCACTTGAGAAGACGCTCAAAGCGCTAGAGGGCTTACGCATTGGCCCAGGGGGCGTGCGTCAAGAGCCAACTCGCGATCGCGCTGAGGCTCCACGCGAGAGACCACCCAAAAGCGAAGCCCCAACGGAAACGGGCTCGACGAAACTCAAAGTCGAGCGCAAGCCGAAGGCGCGCGAGGTTCGCCGAAAGGCGATGCGCGAGCGGCGGCGAGCGATGAGCGGAAAATGCCATTGCGAAATCCATGCAGAGCCCGAGCTACCTAAGACCCGAGTACGGTGAAATCCGAGCCCGCGTAAGCCGCAAGATTAGCGGGCGGCTGAAACGCAAAAAGCGCCCCGCCATCCACGAGGGGCGGCGGGGCGCGGGTTTGGGGGAGGGATACCCTCACCGCACGATCTGAAACTCGACCGGGGCCTGCACGAGGACGATCGACCAGCCCAGCGCGCGCTGGAGCGGGTTGCAGTCCCACGCCAGTGTCGAGATCCACTTCGCCTTGCCGGGCATCGCGTCGAGCGGGATGACGGGCCCGGTGGCCTCACGCTCGGGCGGCTCGCCCGGAGGCGTGAGCGGACCGTAGGCGTCGAAGTGCTCCGGCTCGTAGTCGATCCGTCGGCCGGATCCATCCACGACGTACCAGCGCCGGCTCATCTCGCATTGGCGGATGCGATTCCGGGTCGAGCTGACGAGGAGCCGTTCGCCGGGGTGGACCTGCTCATTGACGACGACACGCGGGCCGATCTGGACCGGGACCGTGCGATCGATCGCCATCGAGAACACCCACGCCAGAACGAACAGCACCGCACCCCAGTACATCGCGTTCAGCACGCGCATGAGGTTGCCGATGCGCTGCGATGGCGCAAAGGCGAGGCGGATCGCCTGGGAGAAGATGTCCTCGACCGGTTCGAGGCCCGGGGGAGGGGGGTTGTGAAGGATGGTCACGGATGGGGCACTCCCCCCTTGGCGATGAGCAGGCCGACCAGCGCCACGAGGATCGCGGCGCCGACGGTCTTCACCACCCAGCCGATCTGCTCGCTGTGCTTGTCGACGTCGCGACGCAGGGTCTTCGTGTCGGCCTCGATGACGTTGACGTCGGACTTGAGGGCGAAGGTCCGGTTCAGCTCGGTGCGGAGATCGGCGAACTGCCGGTTGTTCTCCGCCCGCATGTCCGTGACTTCGCGGCCGATGACGGTCTGCCCCTGGGTCAGGAGCGCGATCGCCGTCTCGGTGGACGGTCCGCTTCCGCGGTCGTCGGTGGATGATGGCATTATGAAAGCCCCCGGCGGGCTGAGCTGGCGCGCCGGGGAACGGGCGCGCGTGATGGGCCGACCCCGTGGAGGCGGCAGGGGTCAGCGGGCGAGGTCGCGCCGCACGTCTTCGATCCAGGCCAGGGCGCGGGTGGCCGATCACGTCGAGGATCGTCTCGGACTTCCCGCTCTGGGCCGAGACCACGAAGACGCAGCGCTTGTGCCGGCGCCTCGCGATCGCTCGTCCGAAGGGCACCCCGTAGGGGGTCAGGTAGGGGTTGCGCTTGCCTGGGTAGCCGGAGCTGGGCGGATAGACCCGGTTCTCGGCACCCCAGACGTCAGGCATCGTCCTCTTCTGAGGGCGGATCAGCGTCGCGGTCCGCGCGTAGAGCCGCGCCGCATTCCGCGATGCGGTCGGCCACGGATTGGAGAGCGTCATCGATCTGCACCTGCAGGCGTTCGCGCTCGTCGAGATCGCGGGTGAAGCGGGCCGGGACGTTGTTCACCTGTAGGGCGACCTCGCCCGCCACCCGGTCCATCGCGTAGATCGCGTCGGTGAGGGGGACGAGCTCGCGCTCCTCGCGGGCGAGCTTCAGCTCCTCGCGTTTGGTCTTGATGTCCTTCAGCCGGTCGGCGCCCTTCAGGTCGCTCCGATCCTGCCGGGCCGTTTCGCTTTTGACCTTGTGCTCGATGTAGGCCTGCACGCATTCCGGCAGGAGCCATTCGCCATGGCTCAACTTCCGGAAAACTCTCGCATTCGCAAGCTGTTGGACCCGCCGGGCGGAGACGCCGAGGATCTCCGCGAGGTCGGCTGTGGAGACCTCCATCGGGCAACCTCAAAGCGAAAGCGAAATCGAGAAATCGAAAACCCGAAATACGCGCAGAACCCGGGGTCTATTGCCCGCAGAGGGGGAGGGACCTGGGAAGGACCCGTGAGGCCCCCCCTGCCCTCCCGCGCCGCGCGCTGGGATTCCGCAGGCCTGCGGCGAGTGCCCGGCCTGCCCTGCCTTGCCGTGGGGCGGGTGCGGCGGCGCTCAGCCGATGATGCGGGACAGCTCGTGCTCCAGCCGCCCGGGCAGCTCCGCCGCCACCGTGCTGTTGAAGGCCGCGGCCGTGGCTCCCTTCACCATCTCCTCGGGGATGAAGACCCCCGATTTGACCTTCTGGAAGCGGTCCATGCCGCTGTTCGTGCGCGACCCTGCACGCTCGAAGACGTGGCCGTTCCAGTTGCCCTTGGTCACCCGCTTGGGCCACCAGCCCGCCTTCATGAAGGTGTGCGGGTAGATGCTGCGAGCGTTCCGGGGCGCCGCGCTGACGCCGGTCCGGGTCTCGCGCGCGCCGAAGTACTTGAGGCCGATGTCGCCGCCGGCGGACCGGATCGTGTAGGTGAGCCCACCTCCACCAGCCTTGTTGACCCGCAACGCCTTCACGATGGTGCGCCGCTTCAAACCCGTCTGGACCGTCAGCGCCCGGGTCATCTGGGTCTTGGCTTTGTCGCCCGTGTGGTTGATGGCGCGGGCCAGAGCGAGGGGCGCCCGGGCGCCGGCCGCGCCGATCTGATTGCCGAGGCGGGCGATACTAGCCGCGTCGAGGGTGACGTGGAGGCCGCCGCTCATCGCCGATGATCCTGCGAGTGAAGGTGCGGGCCAGCGCCGCCGCATCGCTGCAGAGGGTGCGCTGGACGGAGGCCGCTGCCGGGGCGAGGCGGGAGAGGTCGCCCTCGGCCGCCGATCGGATGGCGCCGACGATCACCCCGCGCCGCTCGGCGCAGCCGGTGCAGCTCACCCTTGGAGCCGAGGGAGAGCGCAGGTGCAGACCACACCGGGCTCCAAGCACCGAGCACCAGGCGTATGACCGGCGGCGTAGGCCGAACGGTGCTCGGCCAAGTCGCCGAAGGACACCTCGGAGAAGTCGCGCAGCGCTTCGGCCCGGGCGACGTTCACGGTCACCTCGACGTGCACCGTGGAGCGTGGCGGTTGGTCGATGGGCGTGTTGTAGAACACCGTATCGGCCTGTTCTCGCGGCGAGCGCACCATGAATATGAGGCTCAGGGCAGCGAAGACGATGACCACGGGGGCGCTGAAGACGGCGCGGACCGCAGCCTGATCACCCCAGATCGGGCGGAAGGAATCGGCGAGCAGGTGCGCCAGCGCGATCGAGGCGAGGCCGCCGAAGACGAGGGCGGCGAGGATGCGAACGACGTGCATGAGGGTCACCGGTTGCCGGGGAAGGGGTCGCGCGCGAAGGCGCGGATGAAGCGGTAGAGCCAGGGCCGCAGCATCAGGCAGCGGCCAACAGCTGCGGCGCAGGCATGGGGAGCTGCCAGCCCTCGGCGAGGGCGAGCGAAACGTAATCGCCCCAGGACATGAAGCCCGCCTCGCACAGGGCGCGGGCTACGTCCTGGCCCGCCTGGGCGGCGGACACGGGTGCGGACGCCGCGGCGGCGGCGGTGGGGTCGGCCATCTGCATCGGGAGTCTCCAGGGTCAGGCCCGCCGCGAGGGTCGGGCGAACGCACCGCGCCAGACCTGCGCGGCATGGTCGGTGGTTCGCCCGTCTCGTTCAGGCCGCGAGCGCGTCCGGCTCGCGGATGAGGATCGCCACCCGGCCCGTTGCCGCCTCCCAGCGCCGCACCGTGGTGTCGACGTAGGTCGGGTCGATCTCGATGGCGTGGCAGACGCGGCCCAGGTCCTCGGCCGCCATGAGGGTCGTCCCCGATCCGAGGAACGGGTCGTAGACCCGGTCGCCCGGCACCGTGTGGTTCAGGATCGGCCGCCGCATCGCCTCGATGGGCTTCTGCGTTCCATGCCCGGTCTCCGACCGACGATGCAGGATCAGCCACACCGTGGTCTGCTTCCGGTCGCCGGCCCAGTCCAATCCCGGACGGCGAAATGAAAAAGCGGTCATTCAGTCAGAAGGTGACGAGGATCAGCTTTCGCCGCCAGCGGGACTTGTGAACGAGCTGCAGAGCGGACAATGCTGGCGATACCGCACTCCTTCGCAGTGTGCGCCACCCTGGTCGGTCGGTGAGATTCGGCCAGCGATCAGATAAGCGGTCAAAGTGCGATACCGTAGGGATACCAAGTAATGTGGCTGGACGGGTTCCCACTTCCCGCCGAAGACATCCCTGAACGGCTTCGGCGATTGGTGGAGGGAATTCCTGCGAATCCTCCAGACGCAATGATCGAAGTCGCGGTTCATCTTCAAAAAGACCTTTATGGCCCTGACCGCGAAGATGTCTTGATGCAGACATCGTTAGTTCCAGAAGTCGAGGGGGTCGACTACCAAATCTTGCGAAGTGGCGACTTCAATGTTGTGTCGTCGTCAACTCCGATTGCCGACCGGAAGGCTGATCTTGCAGAATTCGCACCCTCGATCCAGGGTAGAGACTACATTGTCGCGTCGTGGGGTGACAACTCGTTCTACAATTTCTACCTCGCTGAGAAAGTCTGGATGGCTCTCGGCCTTTCTGCGAGGGCATTTGGTGGCACGCACCAGCGGCTTATTTTCGACGACCTAAGAGGGCCCGTGCTAGGCGTCGCCGAAGGTGAGGCTTCCAACGAGTACGAGTGGACGAGTAAACGTCCAGTCGTTTGGCGAATGCGTAGCGATTATCTACATCGATATCTCTGGATGCGCGGCGCGCGAGGCGTGCGGCACTTCTACTACAGCAAAGTGCTACCCTCGACACCGGGCGTCCTTAGGCTTTTGGACGACACCGGATGGTGTAAACTTACAGCGGAGGACGGCCGCTACGAGGGTGATATCCGCCCTCACAAAGAAGGGCATCTTCTACAGCTTTGGGGCGCTGCGGTGGTCCTAGAACCAGTTCTGAGCCATGAACCGTCGGCTGAAGGTTTGATCTGGCCAGGCGACGGTCAGCCAATGACATCCGCCCGCGCCAATGCTCTTGTGGTTTCTCAGCCAGTCTTTGTAAAGGACACCTTCCTAGACCGTTACGAACAGGACGCGGCCTTCGAGTGCCACCCGGTCGAGTTCGACGGGCGCTGGCACACGAGTCCTGGATACCGCAATCAGTGGAGTTTCACGGATTGCGTTCGCGTCGGCCGCGACGCTATCCGAATCCCCATGCGCGAACTCTACAAGCCTAAGCCTGCGCGAGAGATTGTGAACGCCTTCGAGCACGTGTTGGGCTCTGCAGAGGCCGCGGCCATTGATGCCACCCAACCGCACATCCTTATCCGCGTAAACCGCATTGTTCAGGCATTGCTGCAAATCGCCAGTGGTCTTGCGCAGCTTGGGAATCGGCTCGGAGTTGCTATAGACGCGGACTCCCTTTTTGGCCTTTCGGCCGACGAGATTGCCGCCAACCAGTGGCGGTCTTATCCCGAACTACGTCGTCTTGCCCGCGTCGCACCACGCGACATGTCCCAAAGCGCATTCCTAACCCGCTGCAAGGCGCTAAACGAACTTGTGCAGCGGATGCCCGTGAAGCCATTGAAGCGGCTCCTTATCCTTGCGGAATGTCGCGAGCCCGAGCTCGCTGGCCTCAGGAGTCTGCGCCTCCTTCAAGCGATGATGACGCTTGCTCAGGAGCTCAATGCCCGCGGGGACGATTGGACTGGGTTCGTTGGCCTCGCTGCAAACGTGGATTGGCTCGCCCGGAATGCGACGCTAAGGGCCATCTTTCAGCTCAATGACTTGCGCAATGCCGAAGCGCACGAGAACTTCGAGGAGGTTCGGCAGTCCCTTGAAGAAATGGGTTTTGATACAGCACTGCTTAACGGGGGATACGGCTCGGCGTTGGACTACGTGTTCGATAGCTGTGCGGAAGCGCTTGAAGCCTTGGCGCGGGCAATGGCAGAGTTGCTGGATACTTAGTCAGATCGGCGGGTCGCAAGCGAAACTGGCCAGCAACAAGAATTAGATGGGTGTGGTGTGCATGTTCAGAGGGCGGACTAAGAATAATTCAACGTCCGGGATGGGTCAGTATCGTAGGCGAAGCAAGGCCTGAGCTAAGGTCTGCTGCCGGATGACGCTTTCAGCGGCATGTGCGACTGCGTTGGGTCGGAAGCGGACCCGGGGCTAGAAGGCCTATCGTAAGGTTTGACCACTAGATGACGAGATCCTCGGCGATCGCCGTGCGGGCCTGCACCGTCTCAGCCAAGCGGTGGATGTGCAGCTCGTCCGCGCCGGCGGCGGCAGCGCGATCAAGCGCGCGCCAGACGGACAAGCCGTCGTCCATCGAGACCACGGCGAGCAGCGTCGACTGACCCGGGGATTCGCGCCGCACGGCGAGAAGCACCGTATCGCGGTCGAGCACGAGATCGGGCATTCGGAAGGGCATGACCGAGACCACGTGGTTGCGGCCCGATTTGCCCTGCCAGCTGCTCAGCGTGATCTTGGTGCGCGGATCGGGGTGCCACTGGAGGCGCTTCTCTCGTATCCCGGGCACGTCCGGGGGCGGCGTCCTCAGACGCTTGAGCGCGAGGCTCCAGGCCAGTGATCTGCCGGTCATCAGGACACCTTCCGGCGTTCGCAGCCGACCTTGTGGTAGAAGCCCGCCGGCGGCGGACCGAAGGACTGGGCGGCGATGGTCTCGCCGACCTTCATGCACTCGGGGGCCGACAGCACCGGCTGGGTGACCACGTCCGCCGCGTTGAGCGGGGTGCAGTCCGATCCGGCGATGCTGGCGGCGCAGACGAGGACGATCGCGAGGAAGCCGGGCATGGTCAGGCGCTCCGCTGGCCGACGATGCGGGCGCAGCGCGTCCGGATCGCCCAGGTGCCGGGCGGCAGGCCCGCCGGCGGTCCAACCTCGTCGGCGAAGCGCTCGATGAGCGCTGCGCGAGACTGGCAGGCGTATTCGCCGTCCCAGCGCCGTGCCGAGATCGGGAGGAGCCGACAAGCGTCGGCTTGGCAGGCCCGCACCTCGATGCGGTACCCGATCACCGCCAGGTCGTCGGCCTTGGCCGGGCGCCCCGCGGGGAGCCCAGCGAAGAAGCCGACGGCGACGGCGATGGGGATGAGCGGGCTCGGCCCGCGCGGAGGAGACTGCGTGGCGGGCATCGAAGCACCAGGCTGGAGGGCAGGCCTACGGGCGGCGGGTCAGCGCCGCTGGCCGCGGGTCCGGGTGCGGCCGGCCTCGAAGCCGGCGGCGTAGCTCTCGGGGCAGATGATCGCCGCGAGACGCACGGTGCGCGGAAGGCCGCGCTCTTTGCGCCAGCGGCCGAGGGCGAAGGACTTGCTGCACATGGTCAGTTCACCGGGCGCCAGGTTGGCCGCCGGCGAGCTTCGAGCTCGGGCCGGATCGGCAGGATTGCGATGATGGGCGGGCGCTTCGGCCCGGGCGGGGGCGGAGGCGCCGGGGGCGCGGCGAGCGAGACCGCCGCGGCGATGAGGGCGAGCATCAGCGGCGCCCCATGCTGGCGGTGCGGGGCCCGGCCCCGCCGTCGACGGTCGAGCCGCGCTTGCAGAGTGTGGCGGCGGCGGCCGTGAGCCGGGCGCGCGTGGCGCGCCGTTCGCGGATGACCGCACTCGCGCCGATGTCGATGACCGGCAGCTTCGCGATGCTGTCCGCGATCGCGGCGCTGTGCTGGTCGTGGTCGATGATCTCGCGGCCCAGCGGCCCAGCGGCCCGAGCGCATCGTACTGGGCCTGGGTGATCATCAGTGCATCCGTGCTCGGCGGGCCGCGCGGGCGCGATCGCGCCGGCGCTCCTCGTCTTCGATCTTGGCGAGCGCCGCCTCGGAGGGGGCGCGGTCGGCGAGACCCTCGACCTCTTCGGAGGTGAGGATCAGGTCCGGATCGGGGGCGTCGGCAGCGACGCGCTCGGCGGCGCTCAAAGGCTGAAGGCCGCGCGAAGGGCGCGCCGAACCTCGGGAACAGCCGCCTCGGCTGCCTCCTGGGTCGGGTGGCGCTCCTGTGTCACCAGCGTCCCGCGAACGGTCGTGACGATCGCCCAGGGTTGCTGACCGGGCACGGGTCGGTACTGGACCCCGATCATGCCGCCCATGGGGGCGGGAGCCTTCGGCTCGGCGCACGAGACCAGCTCGGGCGCAGAAGGAACGGCCGCACCAGCGCTCTCGAACCGCGGCACACGCGCCTCGGGCGGCTTGCGCAGCGGGCAGTCGGGCCGGCTGCACTGGGCTTCGCGCGAGACCGGCAGTGCGCAGTGCCCGCAGGTCGCGCCCATCAGCGCATACCCTTCGCGCCGACGAGGGAGCGGCGGGTCGCGCTCTCCATGTTCAGGCGGCGCAGGCCGAGGGCGCGGGTCAGGGCCTTGGCCGTGAAACGCTTCGGGAAGAGGCGGGCGACAAGGATTTCCTCCTCGCGCGCGGCGATGCGGGCGAAGGCGGCCTGTTGAGCGGTCATGGTGGGCCTCGGATCGGGCGTGAGGCGTCGCGCGCATGCGGACGCGGACCGAGACGCGGGATGCGCTCAGCCTGAGCCGCAGCCGGGAAGGCTGCGGAATCCTGTGATGCTGTGGTCAGGCGATCCCGTGAGGCGGGATCAGGCCGTCAGAGGAAGCTCGCCCCGACGTTCTCGCGGAACAGCTCGCCGTCTTCCATGTAGCCGAGCGTCGTTTCGAGCTTCACGTGCCGCATGTGCCGTGCGGTCCGGCGGAGGTCCTCGCCCTCGTCGCCCGCCGTCGTCGCGAATCCGCGCCGGGGCGAGTGGCCGCTGATGTCGGCCGGATCGAGACCGGCCGCTTGGCAACGCGCCTTCAGCATCCGCGCGAAGTGGGTCTCGCTGAAGTGCAGGATCTCCTCCTGGCCGCGGTTGGCGGCCGGGAACAGATAGCCCTCCGAGACACCCGAGGCGCGGACCCACGCCTTCACGGCCGCGGGGATCTTCAGCTTGCCGTCGGGCACGGCGACCTTGCGGCCCCTGCCCTCTTGGTCGGTCTTGCTCTTGCGCAGGTGAACCATCAGCCCGCGGCGGTGCACCTCGACGTCGTCGACCTGCAGGCGGACCAGCTCGGACCGGCGCAGGGCCGCGCCGAAGCACAACAGGATCATCGCCCGGTCGCGGATGCTGATCGGGTCGTCGCCGCGGATGCGCCGGATCACCTTGCCGATGAGGTCGACGGTCAGGGCCTGCTTCTTGTTCGGCGCCCGGCCGAGCGTCCGGCGGATGCCCGACAGGATGTCCTTCACCTCGCCGCGGGCGCAGGGGTTATTCTCCCCGGCAGCGCGGTGGATGCTGGCGATGGCCGCCGCCCGGCGGCCGACCGTCGAGACCGCCCTGCCCGCTTTGGCCGAGTGGGTCAGGTAGAGCCCGACCGTGTAGCCGGAGGCCGGAAGCGGATCGAGCTGCAGGCCGGCGCACCAGGCGGTGAAGTCGGCCCAGTCGGACGCGTAGGCCCGCTTCGTCGCGTCGGCTTTCGAGGCGGATGCGAACTGGGCGGCGTCGGCCTCAAGACCGCCAATCTCGGCCGAGATCAGCGCGCCTTCCGAACGTACGATAAGCGCGCTGCCGGCCATGCCTCTCAAACCCCGTTTCGACGTTCGATAAGGGAAATTATCGAACGTCGCCACCCTAAGCGGCCGGAGGTAACTAAGCCGTTTTCGGCGAGGTCGCGCTCAACGCGCCCGACGTCGGAAAACAGGCCTGTCGGCGGGCCTCGTCCGAGGTTCGATAACTACCGATCCGCGCCGACCGCAGCGCCGCCAAGAAGAACGGCCAAACCGAGCATCCCGGACGGGGAGGCGGTGTCAATTTCGGACTCCGTCGCCGATCGTATGGTGACCTCGTGCGCGTCGCGCAGGTCCGCTGCTGCGGAGATGGCTCGACCAACGTCGCTCGTCAGGCATGCGGCGCGGAACACAAGCAGCGTGCCGAAGGTGCCATCGGTGGCAAGGCGTCGAACGGTCTCAAACCCCGGGCGGGCGGCCAGCATTGTCGCTGGCGCACCGTCTGGAT